CCATGTGTTTAGGATGGTAGATGCCGTCTATGTTAAAGTAACTGTCACCAGTCAGGTTCTGATTGGCATTGGTGCTGATGATGCCTCGACGACCAACAATGGCCACAGAACTAGGAGCATATTTTTGTAGGTTGACCTGTACATAGCCCGTATGAGCCAGTGCATTGCTGCTGTCATTACCAGTTCTTACACCCGAACTCAGGCTGGCAATGTCCAGAGCCGGTGTCTGGTATAGGGTAACACCAGTATTGCTGGTGGTATAATCCAGCAGTTTTGTAAAGGTAGCATTGTCTTCGCCCAGTGCCTTGAATACGGTCAGCCCATTCAGTCCACGAATAACAGTACCAGTTGTATACACACTCAGCGAGGTTACATTCTGATTACCTAAATTAATGTCCAGGGTGCCACGCACTGTGCCTACGCTGGTATTGTTGCGGCTGCGTAAAAAGAACATGTTACTGCCGTCTAGGCGATTGATCAGGGCATTTACATCACCAGATAGGTCAGCATCACTGTTGCCAGATGCTCCTGCACCATTGGTAATGAACAAACTGTTGGTGTTTACGCTACCAGAGGCTCTGAGACTGTTACTGGATGCAGGTATGAATGATTGTAAACTTGAATTCCAGGCCAATAAACTTCCAACTGCTGGATTAGTAGCTGGTATGGTTATCTTTAATGCATTGCTGCTGGCGCCGGCCAGGTTGGTATACAGTTCAGTAAAATTAGCATTGATTTTTTGCCCGCCTATGAATAACGAATCGCCGTCGTTGTTATTAGGAGTGCCTAGATTTATGGGTTGGTATGACATGGTCTATCCCGGTTATTATTCTTCAAAAGTTTCAAGGAATTTGTACTGGTCCGTGGGTGCTACTGTATTCGGATCAGTGGTTACACTGTATTTATTTATCTGGTTGCTCAGGTTAGGATCATTGAATACATTGGCTATGGCTTCGCGTATAACTTCCTGTGTCTCGGTTGGACCATAATAGTATACCTTGAGCGTAAAAGTATAGGTCCAGATAATCATGCGCTGAGCCGCAGTGTCACCTTCATAGTTATCGTCATAGCTAACATTGTTGATGATTATGGGTAGATCGTGTTTGATGCCCATTTCAGGAACATAGTTTACGGTTACATTAAAGTCTGGATTAAAGGCCGGAACAATCTGTTCGAATATCTGCAGTCCGTCATCCTGATTCTTAACATAGGCATAGAGGTTCATGGTTATGTTATAGGGCACAGGACCATAGGTGCGTTTGGCCTGAGTCTGACTGATAACGGTCTTGAGCTGATTCTGTAGATTGATTTTACGAGCCGGATCATATTCAAAATTAACTACCTCAAAGCTCAGACGAGGAACTGTAATTTCGGTTTTGCTTTCTTCGGCCACAGGCAGTCTTTGAATGCGAGCCAGCATTTTATTTTTAGGGCCATAGCTCAGAGGTACTCGTACTGTCTGACTTATTTCGCCAGAAGCGTCTCGACGTCGTATGTTGATGTTGTTGAACATCACACCAAAACTGACTATGGCTTTGCGTGTTATGCCGTGGTAAAAGACTTTATCTTCAAACATTGTTTCTGACTACCTCCCCAAAAGGATTGGTTTCACTAAAGTCCAGTATGCCCAGAGCCTCGGTTCTAAAGTTTATGTTGTCGGCCAAGTTATCCTGATTGGGCAGACTGAATCCTTCCCAGAGCAAGAAGCCTTTGTCCTCGTCCAGGAAGTCATTGGTTTCGGTGCGCAATCTGCCACCAGTTTCCAATAGGAATTCAAAGTTGTTGATGCCCAGGCTGTTGAGCTGCTCAATGCTGTCAATTTCACTGACATTGGTGTTGAGCTCTTCGCTATTGTATTGCCAGAGTTCACACTGCAGTTTGTAGACATATAATTTGCCTAGCTGGAAGAATGGATCCTTGGCTTCGACTTTTTTAATTTCAAAGTAACTTTTGGTCAGGGGCAGATATAATAGATCGCCTTCGGCGGGTCTATTGGGTAGGTTTAATATGTTACTGCGTCCTGCGGCTACTGTATCATCCCAACGACTGCGCACCATGACAAATGTAGCAGTGTCTCGAAACTCAATGCCAAACTTGCTCATGAGCTCACCATCGCCACCATAGCCATTGACATTTTCCAGATAGCATTCTATGGGTATGGCATTGTCAAAGGTAGCCAGAGCGTCATCTAGGAATATGTTGTCCTTGTTGACCTGAGTGCGGGGCATGTAGAATACATCAAAACCATAGACCTTGATGGCTTCGATGATCAGGCTTTCTATGAGTCTTTGTTCGCTGGTGCGACCACCAGGAATGCCACTTTGAAAATAAAAATTGGTGGCCATGTTTAGCCCACCAAGAAGTTAGGTGGCTCTACGTAGGTTGTCATCATTTCATTTTCTAGCTGATAGACTTCGGCCACAGCTTCATCAAAGATTATCTGACCATTAAGAGTTACTCCGCCGGGCATCTGTATGCCAGCGAATTTTTTAAGATTTTCGCCCCACTGACGTTTGATTAGCGCAGTAGCATAGCGTTTGAGAAATCGATCATTGTATACATCGGTCCATTGATCAGGATTCAGTATCTTGTAGCATTCAATGAGTATGGTTTCGCCAATGCGAACATCCGATCCCCAGCGCATGTCTATGAACACGCGGTTCTGATGTCTTTGGAAACGGAAGCTTTTTTCTCCCACCAGAAGCATGTCTATGAGATCCAAGTGAGCCTTGGTTTGCTGATAATAAATGATGCTGGTGCTCATGAGGTCAAACAGATCGTTTAACCTGAGCTGATAGCGCAGATCAAACATGTAGTCCAGGCCTGTGTTGGTGGCACTGAACGGAAGAATTCGGACTACACCTAGTATGCTGTCGTCGATATCAATATAGCCGTTATCAACGTCGCCTATGGCATAGCGATTTACGGTGCTGGTATGAGCAGTGATGCTGCCCAGTATGGTTTCGCCTGTGACAAATGTTCCACTGATACCTGTTACAACTAGGCTTGTACCATAGCTGCTGGTAACTGCATAAACATCATCCCAGCTATAAACAGTAGCCTTGGCACCAGAAGTCTGACCAGTTACGATCTCGCCTTTCTGATAGGCAACTGCATTCACCTGATTAAGCGTAATAGAGCTGGCCGTTACCTTGTGTTTCAGGTAAATGCGCTCTACGCCATCATAATGATAGTCTTGGAAGTATTGGAGAGCATCATCGAGACGATCGCTTAACTGATCGTCATCGACGTTGATCTCTGTAACCGGATGCCCTAATCGACGTAAACAATAATCGATTAGGGCCTGTCTGCTGGCCGGAGCCGACATAGCGTCTCCTTAATTAATTAAGCTTGAGCTTCTGTCCAGCTTAATCGGAAGTTATTAACTAAAGCAACTGTTGAACCGGCATTCTTAATAACGATGGTAAGTACGTCTGGACCGTTAGGGAAACCAGGAGTCTTGTTACTACCGTCACCAGAAATAATACTTGTACCCAGGTCACGAACCTGACTAATATCATAGTTGTCGGCACTGTTACCAGTTACGAAACCAAATATCTGTTCACCACCGGTTAACAATGTACCGTTACCAGTGTGGTCAATGATCTGTGCCAGTGATGCAACACCAATGGTATTGACCACTGAGGTTGTAGCCCAATCACCTGGAAGAACTGGTCTTGGTGATGTGCTGGTATTGACCGGGAAAGCACCATTTAGAATACCCAGGATCTGTACTGATGTGTTGGTTGCAACACCCAGTGATCTGGTCTTCAATTGCATGCGGTTTACAACGTCTTTGATACCATAGGCACCAACAGTACCGTTATCTACGCTTGGAGCTAATCGAACACTAATAACTGCAATACTTGTACCAGCAGCAATGGTAATTGCCGATGTTTGTTTGGTGTAAGCAAACTGGATGCTGTTGTCGTCTTGGAAACCACCGTCCATGATCACGCTACTACCCCAGTGCATGAATGTTGGTGCTGCATTACAGGTCAGATACTGTACTGCACAAACTGAGCTGAAGCCCGCTGTACCACCAAAAAACTCTGTTGGGAAGAATGTCATGTTACTTGTAGTACCACCTAATTGACGACGTGTTAATCCAGTCAATGCATGATAGGTAACACCGCCAACCACTACGCTGGCTTTGCCTGTGTAGGCTAAAACTTCGGTACTGGTTAATTGACTTAGAACAACCTGACCTGAACTAGGGAAGCGAATTGCGTCCTGCACTAACAGTGTGTCGGTCTGAGCTGCCAGGAATGTACCACCTACTGAGGTTGTATTATTACCTGCTAACTGTGTTACTGGTGTAACGTTTGAACCTTCGTAACGAGCTGGAAGGTTACCAGATCTCATGTAAGCCAGGTTATTAACGTTGCTGTTGGCCATCTTATGGCAATAGAACACGTTGCCGTCTACACCTCTGAAACCCCAGCGAATAAAGCCAGCGCCGTACCAGGTGTAGTCCATGTAAACCATTTGCATCTTGGTAACGTCTAGTACAAAACCTGTTGGACCAGTACCGTCGCAACGATCCAGGTTCCAGGCACTTTGTGCAACTCTCTGATCCTGAGTCATGTTCATGCGGGTATTGTTTAGTGTTGGTCCACGATAGGCTGGAGTAACTTGGATCTGTGAATCTGAATCAATAGCCTGAATAGTATATGATTGACCACGAATAACCACCATTTGACCTGGAACCAATTGTTTACTAAAGCGTGTTGGAGCAACTGTGCCAATGGTTGAACCAGTAATGATACCTGAACCGTTGGTTACGTTGACCAGACCAAATACTTCACGAACACTGGAGCGGCGAACTGCATACCAGTTTTGACCGTCGTATTCGAAGAAGAAACCGTTTTGTGCGTCATACATACCTACGCGCATATTGGAACCTACCCAGTTTTTAACTGTCATGTATGGAGTTGGATCTGAACCAGGTAACTTGTCAGCTGGTGTACCACTCATGGTATAGGTAACAATGTTGCTAGAATAGAACACGTCCTGTACAATGAAGTCACCGTTGTAATAGTTGGTTGTACCAGCATTTACACGCACACCTTCAACACGAATTACTGAACCTGACAACATGTTAGCTGCCTGTGAAGTTGTAATGACTGCGGTTGTACCTACTGATGATACACCTTGGATTTCATAGCTAGGAGCAAATTTAGTACCAGTTGACATTTGGATACCCTTACCTGATTGGTATCGGAAATATCTACGGGTTTGTCTGATAGCCTGTATGCCGTTGTAGATGTTCTGTACAGATACGTTGACACCACCGTCAGTTGCACGATGTGTGAATGTAGCCTCAGGTCTCAGGGTTACAACCACGTTGGCTGTATCAATGATGACGCTAGAAGATCCAGAAGCAAAACCTGGAGTTTGATAACGGAACTGTGTTGGACTTGGAACGTCGTAGACGAACCAAACACCATTGGCACTGTTTGTCAATGAGCTGTTGACCAGGATTGGTGCGCCAGGCATTAAACCGTGTTTATAAGCTGTATTAACAATGATGGTCTGACCAGTACCTGCGCCAGCTGTAACAGTGTCCAGATAGGACATGGCAGCATTGGAGCTAAGTGCAATCTTAGAAGTCTGATTGTTTGAGTCAAATACTGTACCACCATTGATGACTGTATATGATGATAATTGATCGCCTGAAACCTGACCTTTAGCCAGGAATGTAATAGCACCAGATGATGGAACTGACAGAACTGGGAATACACCGTTCAATCTATAGTCACCTGAGAACACGATCTGAACCAG